CAGCGATTGAAATGTGGCGTAAACTGATCCCACAGATGCAACTCGCGGATCATAACGTCTATCTAGTCACGTCACGAGGCATGGATACTCCTATTGAATTAGTTCAAGATTTTGTCGCTATGCATGTTCCAATCATTTATTGTACTTGGCGAGCCAAAAGAAAAGTGTGTGAAGAACAGGGTATTAGTATAGATATCTGGATCGATAATGATCCTTTTTATATCGATACAGGATTTGTAGAAGAGCAGGTTCAAGAAATAAAACTAAGGCACGCCAATGACTTGCACAATCTTTAAAACTGATCCCGAACTGGTAACACCGTTCGGGATTTGGCTATCAAATCATTTAAATCGAGGCGCTGATATTGTTTGGCCTTTTGTTCGTCAGCATACCTACGATATTTTAAAGAAGCAATTTTTTAATCAGACCTACGCCCTCCATGAGTCTTATCGACATCTGGAAGAATTTGAAGAATATCATTTTGGGTCCACCGAGTCCATAATGCCCTTTCCGTCCGGTGTGATGAAATATAGCTACGAAGAATATTCACTTCTAGTTGCTCCGGTCGAACGGTTCAGAATCAAATTGGAACCTCTGCGCGGAGAATTTGAGATTGATACTAGGCATTTGATGGGCAGTCCTACAAAATATGTCCAAGAAAGAATAATTAAACAAATTGGCGAAACATGGCGACAACGGGGTGAAGCCGAAATTAGAAGATTTTTTGAGAGTTTAGAAGATAATGACCAAATTCGTAAAGTTTCCAAGTATTGAAAAATTTAGTGACGTTAACGCTCATGTAAAGCGACATTTTGATGTTGAGAACCGCCCAAAGGTTTTATACCGTGGTAAATGTAAGCTCCATGGCACTAACGCTTCGATTCGTGTCGATAGTGATGGATTAATTACCTGTGGTAAGCGATCAGATATTTGCACCATTGAGAGTGATAACGCTGGATTCGCCCGTCACGTAGAAACAATTAAAACTGAAATCCCGGTAATTGGTTTCAATTATGTTCTTTTTGGTGAATGGGCCGGTCCCGGTATCCAGAAAAAGGCAGCTGTTTCACTGATTGAGAAGAAGACATTTTTTGTTTTCGCTATGCTCAATCTAGAAACTGGCTATATCGCTGTTGATCCCACTAGGATTGTGACTTGGCTAGGCACTAATATTCTGCCTTTTGAAATCATTCCTTGGCACTTAGATGCTACGGTTGAAATTGACTTCCGACTTCAATCTTCTATGGAAGCTGCGATGAAACAGATCGGGGCATGGGTTGAGGCTTGTGATAAAGTTGACCCTTATGTCAAGGATCGCTACGGCATTGAAGGCATTGGCGAAGGGTTCGTATTCACTCCGTTTGTTGATGAAATGCCGTTCACTGATTACAGTAATTATTTGTTCAAGGCAAAAGGGGAGAGCCACGCCGGAACTAAGGGTGATAAGGCTAAGATTGAAATCGATCCAGCCGTTCTTGAAGGGGCTACAGCATTTGCGATTCAGTTTGTGACTGAGGCTCGGTGTAGTCAGGGCGTAACAGAGGCTTGTGACGGCGTAGCCGCGACTAAAAACATTGGACCTTTCATGGCTTGGCTCGGAGCCGATGTCAAGAAAGAATCAGTGAATGAATTAGAGGCTTCTGGTCTGGAATGGAAGCAAGTATCTAAAGCAGTTAACCAGTATGCAAGAGAATGGTTCTTACTAGAAATTGAAAAGGCGTTATAAATGTCAGATGTGAAAATTCAAGTCGGTGACGTATATTATGGTTCTTACGGAGGTGAGGTGGAAGTAGTTTATGTTTCCACCTTTGATGAAGTTGTGTTTAAATTTGACGACGGCTCCGTATCTATTCATGACAAATCAGATTTTCTCGATATGTTTACCAAAGACACAGTGGTAAGGACTTGGCTAACAGTATCGCGTGATGTGTCGGACGGTACGCTATTCTTTGACGCCAACAATTACGATAGCGAAAAAGAAGCAATTGATAGTTATCAATCGCATCACGGAATGTACCAACTGGTGGAAGTTGTTCCGGTAGAGTGGGTTTCTAATGTCAGTAAAGATGAGCCTCATGACTGATAAACCCGGATACCACCTCGCTATGATTGAGAAAGGCGTTCTTGGTGAATCTTCGAAAATTATGGAAGAGCTTCTTGAGCTTCAAGACGCGGAAAAGCAAGAATGCAAGATCATGGGACTGGTTGAACTGGCCGATCTTATAGGCGCGGTGAAACATTATCTCGAACGTCATCATCCAAGCATCGATCTGTATGACCTAGAAACAATGGCGATCATTACGAAAAGAGCTTTTGATAATGGAAGACGATGACGGTTTCATATATTATGATTATGAATATAACGAAGATTATGAAAAACTCAAGGAATTATACATCAGCAGGATTCGGGAGCTTGAAAGGAGATATCAAGCGGAGATTAAAGGATATCTAGAACTATTGGCTGATCTTGAATGTACTAGAATTCCTAAATATAGTATAAATAAGGAAGGGTTAGTTAGTGGAAGACGATGATAGAATTGACTGGCAGTTGATCTCAGAAGCTATGAATTTTTATAAATCCGTTGGTTTCACAGAAATCACAGTTCCGTGGCACGTCATGACAGAGGTATCAAATATTACTTGCCCTAGTCCAGATAAGGCGTATCCTTTTGAAGACGGTCTTCTCGTCGGCTCGGCGGAACAATCTCTGATCCAGATGGGGATTGCAGGGAAATTAGAGACAAACGTTCCTTTCGTGACTTGCACTCCCTGTTTCCGCAACGAATACGAGCTAGATCGTTTTCATCAAAAATATTTCATGAAAGTCGAACTTTTCATTTGGGGCGAATATGCCGTTGCCTCTTTAATGGGTGTGGCTCGTAAATTTTTCAGAACAAAGACTGGAAAAATACTTGACCTGTCTCAGCAAAGTACTGGCTTCGATCTAGAAATAAATGGTGTAGAAATTGGTAGTTATAGCTACCGTAAGTTTAGGGACCATAGTTGGACCTGTGGCACAGGACTGGCGCTACCAAGATTTAGTAAGGTGCGACATGACTAACATTACATACCTCAATAATTATAAAATAAATAAACTTCACCGAGAGGCTGACACGGCTACGAGGGCGGGCGATTATGCCGTGGCGTTAGCTAAATTGAGTGAGTCTTTGGAAGTCATTGAATTTATTAAGACAAAGCACGTCGATTAAAATATTTACTAGGTGGCTAGCTAATGAAGATAGAATTTGAGACTGAAATAAGCAAAGGCTCTTGGGACACGTGGGAAACTCATAGAGTTAAAGTTGACGGTAAGACTTTTATGTCCCAATCAGAAGGCATAGAACCTGAAGATGTTTTATTTTATAGAGATTTAACAAGTCCTCACGATTGCGAAGCTATTATAAACGCTGTCATTGCCGCGACAAAACGTGGTGAAGAAATAGAAATGGTTTATACTGAAGTTTAACATGGCAATAACTATTGAAAGACATGACGGGATTTATGTAGCACGATGTCTATATGAAGATAGGCTCGCACTCAGCCGTGCCGGTTTTACTTTTAATAAAACGTTGAAACGATGGATCACGGCAGATGATGCTATTGCTAAAACGTTTTATGACTATACCGTAGGCGACGCACGTGTCAGACTTGATAACATTGAGCGTGTTAAGATTGAACTGGTAGAGGCGTCATTCGCAGAAGATTATGACGGCGATCTGCTATGTCCAGAAGGGAGGAAATATCTGCCGTTCCAACGTGCTGGTATTGCCTATGCTCTTGGTAAAAAAGATTGCTTAATAGGGGATTCCCCCGGCCTAGGTAAAACTATCCAAGCACTCGGTATCATTAACAACGTTGTGGAGGCTAAAAAAATCCTCATCGTTGTCCCTGCTTCACTAAAAATTAATTGGCGAAAAGAAGCTGAGCGTTGGTTGATGCGTGGTCTCACCGTGGATATCGCTAGACCTAAACAAAAAACTATTATTGATGAAGAAGGGACGAAGAAAAGTGCCCGCGATTATTTTTGGCCCGACACAGATGTAATCATTTGTAATTACGAAGCCCTAGGTAATTACAGGGATCAGATCGATGGTACTGCATGGGACATTCTGATTTGTGATGAAGCTCACGTATTAAAGAACGCGAAAGCAGCAAAGTGTATTCAAATTTTTGGGGGAGGAGCTAAAGGCAAAGAACGAATCAAAGCTATCGTGGCGAAGAAACGCGTTTTATTGACTGGTACGCCTATCTTGAATCATCCACTTGATATGTTTGTGATGATTGAAGCCTTTGGAATTAAAGAGTTTGGAAATTACATCAGATTCATTAAACGATATTGCGCCGCTGTTATGACACCTTGGGGACATTGGGACACGTCAGGCGTTGATCACTTAGACGAGTTTCAAGAGATTCTTCGCTCCACCTTCATGATCCGGCGCATGAAAGAAGATGTATTGAAAGATTTACCTCCGAAACGGAGACAAGTCATTACTCTTCCTCAAGATGGTTTGAGTAAAACTGTTAAAAAGGAAATGACAGTTTTTGCCGATAATATCAAACAATTAATGATATTAAATGGCGAGAAAACAGAAGCAGATTATGAAGACATGTCGGATGAAGACTTAGGACTTCTAATTGATACTATTCATGAGCGTACCAAAGATTTTGATGATGTTGAGCTAACTGAATACATGGCTACTCACTTTGAAGCTGTGGCTCATGCCAGAGAAGAAATTGGTTTAGCTAAATTGCCGATGGTGATTGAGTATGTCAAGAATCTTTTGGAATCAGTGGATAAATGCGTCATTCTCTGCATTCATAAGGCCGTGGCCGCGAAAATAGCTGAAGCCTTCCCCGGCGCGGTAAAATTTGTGGGAGGCATGAGCGACAAAGAAAAGGACAAAGCCGTTGAAGCGTTTCAATATGATCCTGATTGTCGCTTATTTGTTGGGAACATCAATGCTGCTGGCGTGGGGATCACTCTTACAGCGGCTTGGAATCTTGTCATGGCAGAGCTTTGTTTCGTTCCTGCCCTTCTTGAGCAAGGCGAAGACAGAATCCACAGAATTGGTCAAGAAGATCACGCCCTGATTCACTACTTAATCGTGGAAGGCTCTCTGGAATCTCGATTGATTGAGATTATTATGACGAAACAAGAAATGATTAATGAGGCACTTAACAGGAAAAGAACGTCATGAATAGGACATTTATTAATAGTTACGGCTCGATCTGTGACTACATCGAAGATATGAAAGAGATTACTGCTAAGTCGGCGGAAATAATCAGAAGTCAAGAATCAGAAATTACAGATTTAAAAACTTTAATCGCGGCCATGATTGCTAGTATGGGTGAGATTAAGGTAGAACGTTATGCGCTTCAGATGTGTCAAGGCGATGATCTGACCGGGAAGAATATTATCAAATTGGAAAATTTGATGGATAACGTTACAATTTACAAATGGAAAGGTTATGGAACTAAATGACACTTAGAATTAGAGATGGCGCAACGGCTGGAACAACACAAGACTTTTTCTACGATATGTTTGACGGTGGCTATATCGATCCAGAAGATTACCTTGTTGCACCTGATGCGGAACGGGTGAGAAAAGCAATGAACCTCATCCTTGAATTTAGGGAAATTTTGGAACACAGCGATTTAATGGAGTATTATTGATATGGCACGCAAATTATCGCGAATTAGTGAAAAAAGTCATTGACACCGATAAATCAGTTTGATATATCGACAATCGTAAACAACTTTCTTACATCTCAAACAAACCCGCTGACTGAAATCAGCGACTTTTAAAGGAGAAACTACATGATTAAGAATACTATGCTCGCCGCTGTTATTGCCATTTCTGGTATGGCATTTGCCGCTCCTGTCATGGCTCAAGGTGCTGCACTTCCTGTCCTCAAGCTCTGCACCGGAGCAAAGGGTGGTAATTATGAATTCGTTGGTCTAACGACTCAGCGCCAGCTTCGCGGCGTTATCGATGTGCAACTCGTCTCCACCAATGGCGGCGAAGAAAATCTCAAGCTGATCGCCAATGGTACTTGTGACGCTGGACTGGCACAGTCTGATACGATTTGGGGTGCTGGTTCCATCGACGCCAATTCCATTTCCACTCTTTACACCGAGTATGTTCACCTCCTTTGTAACAAGGAAAGTGGAGTCGAATCTTTCTCCGATCTGAAGAAGGGTAATTCGGTCTTCGCTGGGACAAAGGGCGGCGGTGCAGATTCTACTATTCGCGGCCTCATCAAGGCTGACAAGGAATATGGTGGAAACGATTACGATGGTTTAGCTATTATCAATGAAGATAATAAGACTGCGCTGGTTGATCTAACTGAAGGAAATCGGGCTCAGTGCATGGTTTACGTCGGTAGTCCCGGTAACGCTCTGATGGAAAGCGCTGAAAAGCGTAACGCAACACTGGAACTTGTTCCGGTTCAGGATAAGGATTTTAATGACGTGACTTATAAGGATAAGAGCGGGACGGAAAGCTCAGTTTGGAATCCTACCACTCTCGCCGCTAATTCTTATGGCAAGATCATGCCGGATGGCGCGATGTGGGGCAACGCTGATCTTGAAACCATCGGCGTGCTGGCCAAGTTCCTCGTTTCAAGTTCTTGGAAGTCAAACAATATTGAGGCTTATGGTGAGCTAGGTGACGCTGTTCTAGGTGTTGGTGATATTGTCCGCGCCGAAAAGAAGCTCAATTGATTTTCTTTCCTCCACAATTAACAGGTGACAAAGAGGGCTCTTCATTGAGCCCTCTTTTGATTCCAAATTTATTTACCTCATATAGTGATTTAGATATTGACAAAATGATTGAAACGTGCGATAAGTCACGAACAATACGCGAACAGCTGCATGACCAAATAATCAGGGCGGCTGAGAATTTCATCAGACCGAGAATTATGTTCACAGGGCCGGATGCAAATCACATCATCCGTTATACTATTTACGAAACGGTTATAATTAATGAAAATTACAGTTCAAACAGATAAGATGAATTCTCCAAAGGTCTACCAGAACGCGATTTCCAGTTACGAAAAAGGTTCGTTCTTTTGTGTACAATACACAGTAGAGGTCCAAGAAACCGTACCAATGGTTTGGTATTACGATGGAGTTCAAATCCCCAAACAATTCAACATGTCTACGGAATCTACCAAAACCAAGACCTTCATAGATAAATATCCAATTAACACTTTATTCAGAGTTATGGAAGAATATTAATGGCAATAGATACAAGAACTAGGAATGCTTATGTGACCTTCAAGGACACCAATTTTGGTAGCATTGAATACAAGAATATCTCTTGGTTTGATTTTAGCGGCGCAAATCTCGAAATTTATGTAGAAGATGGTAGAGGTAAACCGAATAAGGTTTATATTCCTAGAGAAAATGTACATCATTTTGAGGTTGTTTGGGAAGATTAATGAAACAATTAATTAAACTTGATTTTGGTAATTAGACGTTTGCTAGACAATTCATATTATGTGTATTTATTACTCAACCCTTTGAAAAACGATGAACCTTTTTACATCGGTAAAGGTAAGGGAAAAAGAGTTAAGGATCATTACACACCCGGCTACTTAAAACAGAATAACCATAAATCTAACATTATCAATCTTTATAGATCAAAGGGATATGAAGATAAATATCTCATACTAAAAGATGGGATGACAAATCAAGAGGCTTATGATTGGGAAACTTGGTTCATTCTTGAAATGTATGGGATGAAGAAAGCTGGTGGTCTGCTAGTAAATCAAACTACAGGAGGTGGTGGATCGCCGGGATTTGCCGCACCTAGAACTGACGAGTGGCGTGAAAAGATTTCTAAAGGAAATAAAGGTAAAAAGAGAACCTCTGCGCAAAACGAGGCAAACTCAAAGCGGACTAAAGCACGGGGGCCTCATCCTAATGTAGGTGAAAAAATTAGTAAAGCCTTAAAAGGAATCCCAAAAGCTCCTGAACATGTAGATAAAGTTAGAAAAGCTCTTCTAGGAAGAACTTACCCCGGAAGAGTATATCTTAGAGAAGGCAAAACTTATAATTTAATTTCTCCTTACGGCAAATTATTGGTAGTAACTAATCTGAGTGAATTTTGTAAAATAAATAATTTATCCGTTAATTGTATGTATCACGTAGTTAATGGAAGAGCTAGTAATCATAAAGGGTGGAAACTCGGTGAAACAATTAATTAAACTTGAATTTGGGAGTTCACTTTACGGAACAAAAACTCCTACGAGCGATACGGACTACAAAGGCGTGCATATTCCTTCGGCCCGTTCTCTAGTGATGCAGAACGCGGATCGCGTCATTTCAAATTCAACTGGCAGTGATAAAGTCAAAAATACTGCGGATGATGTTGATGATGAGAGTTTTTCCCTTCTAAAATTCTTTGCTATGCTGAAGAAGGGCGACATGGTGGCTCAAGAACTACTACATGTGTCTGTTGAACAGGCTCTTGTCATGTCGCCAGAGTGGGAAAACATTATCCTCCCTAACAAAAATCGCCTCGTTGCTAGAGATGTTAAAGGCTTTGTAGGCTACTGTAGGCAACAAGCAAACAAATATGGTATACGAGGATCGCGTGTCGCTGCGGCTCGCAATGCAACTGAAATGTTCGCGTTCTGGATCGAACAGTACGGGGCAAACACAAAGATCAAAGACGTTCCCGATTTCGAGCACTTTTTTGAGTGTTTCTGTGAACTCAACGAACACGCCGAGGTGATTCAACTTCCTGTGGCTAAGGGCAGCACGGAAATGGTTAACTACCTAGAAGTAGTAAACCGTAAAGTTGGCTACACCATCGCGCTCAAGGAAGCTCATTCTATCTATAAGAGAGCCTTCGATGAATTCGGTTCAAGGGCTCTTGCGGCGGAAAAGAACGAAGGCGTGGACTGGAAAGCCTTGTATCACGCGATTCGCGTCTCAGAGCAAGCCATGGAGCTTCTTCAGGACGGTGTGATCACTTTCCCCCGCTGGAACGCTCAAGAGCTTTTGACTATCAAGCGTGGTGAGCACGATTACAAAGATATAGCGAGAATGCTGGAAGACAATCTAGATAAGCTTGAAGTGCTCATGACCAAATCCGATTTACCTGAGAAGGTAGATACTAATTTTATGGATCAAGTCGCTCATGATCTACACCTCAAACAGATCAAAAATGAATATTTTGCTTAAATGACCACGCTAGATCAAGACAAAGAAACATTTCTCTGGAACCTGATCGAAATCGAATGGAAGCCAGAGATTTGGTGGGACGAAGATTATTTAGAACTTAGTTTTGAGTGGATCGATCAGGGCCGAAACCTTCACGCCGTCGTCACATTAGATGGCGACGGTCGATACGGTTACTGTTATAAAGTTGGCGATACGTTTGTTCGTGGTGAAGAATTTGATCCGGTTGTGTCACGCTTTCCAGATGATTTAAGGGAGTATTTAAATGTCTAGCATTAAGGTAGAAGAATACGAAGATTATTGGCAATGTGGCGATGGCTGTTGTGATAATTATGACACAGTTTCTGTGTTTCACTATGAGGGTGAGACATATGAATATCGAAGTTATGATAGTGAAAATAATTTGAAGGCATTTTTAAAAGAAGTTTTAAAAATTTCCTTTGAATATGGCGACGTGAGTAATCCAAATGATTTTTAGAAAGAAATCTTATGGCGGCGTCCCTGCTTTCTTCAAAGTAATGTGGAAATCTTATACTTCTGATAAATATCAACGCCCAATTTACCAATGGCGTAAGAGGCTGTTTCCTCTCACTGATTGGGATTCTTTCTTGGACGGCGGTTCACGTTGGTATAAAATTCTGTGGTTAGAAATTTTCGTAGAAATTAACAATGGCTAAACTTCATTTTTTCTACAGCGTCATGAACGCTGGTAAATCTACTTATCTACTTCAAAGTGCTCACAATTATGAATCTAATGGGTGGAAAGTCTACCTATTCACTTCAGCCACAGATGATCGCAGCGGCGTAGGTTTTGTTTCATCTCGGGTCGGCTTGAGGCGCGAAGCTATTGCCCTCAGTCCTGATGATTACTTTGTCAAACACTTAAGCATGTTTGACTGGGACAAGTCAGTAATCTTTGTGGACGAGATTCAATTCTTTACCGACAAACAGGTTGAGGAATTAGCAGACATTGTTGATTATTTTAAGATTCCGGTATTGACATTTGGATTAAAAAATAATAGTAATGGTGAACTCTTCGGTCCAGCGATTATCAGGCTGTTAGCCCTAAGTGATCAAATCAAAGAAATTAAAACTGTGTGCCATTGTGGATCTAAAGCCACTCAAATCCTGAGACGAAATGAGAACGGTGAGCCTGTAATCACTTCAGACGTGGTTGAAGTAGGCGATAGTAGCTACGAATCGGTATGCCGTCGCCACTGGAAAGACGCCTGCCCTATCGTGGAAGAAATTTCAGAACGTAAATTATAAATAAATAAATAGGAAATTATAATGGAAAAAGACCTTAAAGCACTAACCGCACTCGTTATTATCTCGCTCATTACAGTCCCAATTGGCGTGTTTCTTAATGCTTATACACTTCTTTGCCTCTGGCTCTGGTTCATTGTCCCGCTCGGCGTACCAGCCATCGGACTGGTTCACGCCATGGGAATTATGCTGATCAAAGGATTTATGATGGCAAAATATCTTCCAAAGGACCAAGAGGAAGATGAGGAGCCAGCCACAAAAATCGGAAAATTGAAGGGCTCTTTAGTTTTCACTTACACCATGCCTATTATCGCTCTCGGTGTTGGTTATATCTTTCAGAGCTTTATGTGAAATTAGTAAATCAGAAAAATTGAGAATTAATAAATGAGTTATATTACAACGTTTACTGGTATTAATTTTTTCGTTGACCGTTATACCGAAGACGACTTTGACATTGTTGACATAGCTCACGCCCTCTCTAATAACTGCCGATGGGCCGGTCATTGTTCTTCTTATTTCTCCGTGGCCCAGCACAGTGTCTATGTCAGTCGCTTCATGGAAAAGCTGAAGATGTATGGCCTCCTACACGACGGCAGTGAGGCATATGGCTCTGACATGCCTACACCGTTTAAAGAAAAGCTTCCCGACTTTCAAAAGATGGAAAATCGGTTGCAGAATAAAATCTACAAGAAATTCCTTGGCGGTATCCCAACAGATGAAGATCATGAATACTTGAAGATTTATGACCGTCTCCTCCTCGATTTTGAGGGCTCGCTATTGATTAAGAATTGGCATAATCCTATCGACGTTTCAATTATTCAAAAAGTAGATGATAGGTTCCATCCGTGGAATCCAGAAGAAGCTAAAGAAAAGTTTTTAAAAGAATTTAGGAAATTGGTTTAATGGTTGATATTACTACGATCACTACTGTAGCAGAATCGCAGTTTCATACGTGGCTACAGGCGCAGATGAGTAACGATTTCCTTATCGCTGGTATCGGAACTGTGGTTCTCAGTGGCGCGATGTACGCCCTGAAAAGCATTCCGGGTAAGTTGTGGAACGCCATTTATCGGCGTTCCACAATCACGGTTGATGTTTTTAGTGATAATAATAATTTCGTAGACATTGTTACGGAATTAAATAAGAACACGATTAACCTCCTGAGCCGTAAGAACGTGCTTGACAAAGAATCTATGAGCGTTGGGCTCGGCGGGTCTTGGTCTTATTTCAGAGGCAAACTTGTTAAAATTAGCCGTGAAAAGGAAAAGAGCGATAGTAAGGAATTCAAACAGAACCTATCGCTTACGTTTTTTCTAAAGAAGAAAAGCACGGTGATTAAACTGTTTGAAGATTTTTTTGCAGAAAAGAAGCTGGTAAACAAGGCTAAGACTAAAGTTTATACCCTAAATAAGGATTGGGTCGAGCATCTAAAGGACATCCCCAAGCGTCCACGTGAAAGCGTTTTCATTGATCCTGCCACGCTAGATCATATTGAGAAAAGAGTTAAGTTCTTTCTTAGTAACAGAAAGTGGTACGAGGATCGCGGCATTCCCTACAAATACGCAATTCTTCTTCACGGCGTCCCCGGTACTGGCAAAACCACGTTGGCCAAGTACATCGCCGCGATTACTGATCGATCAGTGGTGATGGTAAGTCCTTCGCGTCTCCCCGGCCTAGCCGTGGCTCTGAATGATCACAACTATGACGAAAACCCAAACAGAAATGCTTATCTTGGGGTTATGGAAGATATCGATTGCGACAACATTACGTCTCGCCGCGACGATCCAACCGACACGCAAGATGATAAAGAGAAGACGGCAGAAAAATTCAGCATTGTTTCCCTAGCTGATCTGCTGAACGCTATAGACGGCATCAATAGCCCTGAGAATTTTATTCTTGTGGCCACGACTAATCATCTCGGTAGTCTCGATCCTGCGCTGTTCCGTAAAGGAAGGTTTGATGACGTGATCGAAGTGATGCCGTTGGAGACTTCAGAGATCGTTCGAATGGTCAAGTATTTCTTCGGTGTGACAGAAATTAATGGTACGGCGGCGGAATACGAACCGACCCCCGGCTCAGTGGTTCAAGATGTTATTCTTCAATATTTTGACGACGGAATTGAAAAAGTAGTGAGTGTGCTCAATGAAAAATTTGCAAGAATTTGATAAGCTCAAGAAGCTGGAAGCAGAACACGAGATTCGCATCCCAAGTGATCAGTATATCGTGGCCCGTTTGGATGGACATGGTTTCTCGAAATTTACTAAAGGATTAAAGAGACCGTTCGATGCCACGCTTAGAGAAGCGATGGCGGATACAACCAGAGCTTTGCATAAAAAGTTTAATGCTACGTATAGTTATACGCAATCAGATGAAATAACTCTGATTTGGGAGCCTCGTATGGATCGCAGCGGCAAGGCATTGGTCGAGCATCCTCACTCAGGAAGAGTGGTAAAACTGTCCAGCCTAATGTCCAGCTATTGCTCTATTGAGTTCTATAAACTCATTCACCATTACAAAGAGAGTAGTTACAATGGCTTTGATTGTCGTGTCTATGGCTGCGACAAGCTCGATGCTTTTGATTCTCTGCGGTTTCGCATGATTGATTGCGCCACGAATGCGTACCAGTCCGTGGCTCAAAGCATGTGGAGCCCGAAGCAATTACAACGTGTTTCGGTGCAGCAAATTAAGGCCATGCTTCTTGAAAAAGGAATCGATGTCTGGAAGGAATATGGCGACGACGCCATGTTGGGCGTTTATTTTTACAAGGAAATGAATGAGGAGTTGGAACGTAGTAAGATCGTGCGTTCTAACGGCGGTGAAATGATGAAAGCAATTAAAGAAATGAATTTATCCATTGACATTTAAATTTTAATGTGATATAAAGTCATTTCATCATTTTAAAAGGTAAATATATGTCTCAAATAAATTTTGATAAACATGAATTGATGGAACTTTTCTTAATGGATTGTTTCCCTACTGGAAAGTTTGAAATTAAATCAATGTTATTTCAAAAAGTGGCTCAAGCACTCTTTGATGCAGCTAATAGGGAAGAAATAGATACGCTGGCGAAACAATTCAGTCTAACACTAGAGGAAACTGACGAACTTCTGCTATTGGTACAACGATATAAAATTCAAAAATTGCGGGCCGGTATTCAAGAAGCTGAAAAAATCATTGCTCAAGTGGAGACTCAATTCGAGACCGAGACACGCCGCAAAGATAGAATTAAACTTTGGGTAGATGCTGTTAAGGCTGAAAAGAATAAACTGGAAGAAAAGAAAAATAATGAACTTATCTGAAAAAGAGATTTTCTCCGCGATTAAGAAATATGGATCAGCAAGAAAAGCAGCTGCTGCGTTAAACATCCCGAAATCCACCTTTAGCGATGCGGTACGCCGCGCCAGAACCCATAAGTTCACAGAGCGTCAAGTAGTCAAGCCTGTGATCCTGAAAGCCCCGAAGAAGAAGGGGACGGTTAAGCGGTACATCTTAACCAGCTGCCAAGATTCTACCAAACTGCACCCGTTTTTTGAAGTTCTCAAGGTCTATGCAAACTATTTGGATGCTGAATTGATGGTTTCTGGCTATACTTACAATAAATCTTTATTCGAGGAACATAGTAAACATAAGGTAACTTTTCAATCTGAAGTTCTACCTTATCTCACTAATGATAGAGTACTTATCAGCGAAAAAATCGCATTTTGCGGAGAGATGAATATTCTCCCGACAGCTGCCGATCCTTTATTAGGATTGAAGACCTATACGGGGAGCAAATGGAGTGTAATCCCTCACGCGAAAATTCGATTAGAATCAGTTCCAATGATGAAGGGTGATCCAGCTAAGATCGTCATGACGACTGGTACGATCTCGAAACCGAACTATGTTCCCAAACGTGCGGGCCTACTTGCTGAGTTTCACCACACCTACGGCGCGGTTCTGGTAGAGGTATGTGCGGATGGGGAATTTTTCTGTCGTCATCTAATGGGAGAAGATGATAGCGGGAATTTTTATGACTTGGATAGGTACGTCACCGTTGACGGTGTTACAACTTGTAATAGAATTGCGGCATTGACGTATGGAGACATTCACTATGAGAAATTGTGTGAAGCTACCGCAGTAGCTTCACTAGGGTTCTCACCCTCACTGAAGAAGAATGTCTCCACCAGCAGCTTGCTTGACACGCTCAGACCGTACCAGCAGTTTTTCCATGACACGATTGATTTTCGTTCGAGGAATCACCATTCCATCAACGACCCCCACTTCCGTTTCGAAATGTATGTTAACGGAACTGAATCTGTTGAACAAGACCTCCGAGATGCTGCTAATTTCCTTCATCAGACTCGGCGGGATTGGTGTACCTCTGTTATTATTGAATCTAACCATGATACGGCCCTTCTCAAGTGGCTCAAGACAGGAGACTACCGTCAAGACCCTGTTAACGCGATCTTCTTCCTAGAAAATCAGTTAGCTAAATATGTCGCGATCCGCGACGGTGATAAGAAACACAACGTTTTTTGGGAAGCGATCAAACGGTATAGCCCCGATAACGCCAATTCCCTCGTCTTTGTTTCCGAGGACACATCATACAAAATATGTGGCGACATTGAGGCAGGGATGCATGGACATCTTGGCGCAAATGGGGCGCGTCCTTCGCCGCGCTCTTTTTCCAAGATGGGGACCAAGGCCAACACCGCTCATACTCATTCTTGTTCCATCTTCGATGGAGTGTGGACCGCTGGTGTTATGGGGTCTCTAGACATGGGCTACAATAAAGGATTATCGTCTTGGAGTCCGACACATATTGTTACCTATCTTAACGGTAAGCGAGCCATGCTCACCATGAGTGGAAGCGGTAAGTTTTATGCTGAGTGAGTCTTTTATCAGTGTGGTGGAGGGTAAAGAATTAGATATCCTCCTAAAAGGTGAGGGTGTCGGCGGTTATCGGTGGTTCGCGGATCACGATACGTTGGAGCACTTTGGTAAAAACTATGTCGGTCGTAAAACGTTTTCTAATGATATTGGACTAGGAGGAAGCTATACCTATATCTGTTACACTTTTAAATTCGAAACATGTGTCCCGCCGCTACATAAAATTGATTTTATCAAGAAACGTCCATGGTCCGACGAAATTATGGGTAGACATAGTGCGATTATCGAAGTCTTTCCAACAAAGGATAAGAATGGCAATGGCTGAAGAGATCGTAGAAACATTTAACGAGTGGAAAGCCAGAATGATTCGGGCAAATCCTGAGAAGGAAATTCAATACGTGCCATTAGCTCTACTGTCCTACCCTCCCATCCCGGTATATCGGGCGTATGTTGATGGGGTTATGGTGGATGAGTGGGTAGGACAGTCGGAACAACTATTCGATTAATCGTCAATATCGGATTCTTTGAGATCATAAACCGCGTCAGAAATTGCTGCGTCATTGATCAAATCCATAAGAATTTCTGTCCCGGCCCAAATAGCTTCGAAATCCTTTTTCGAAATGGTGAGATCGGGAAGCTGCTCACAACGCTTGGCAAACAAAGTTCCCATTTCATCGACATAGCCATCAGCGGATACGGCCCGAAGATGGATAGTTATTTTGTCATAACGAAGTCTTCCGAAGTTCTTTTGCCAGTTATTAAGGGCTTCAATAGTCGAATTGCCCTTTCCCCAGCAGTTTGCGCCTACGGCCATCACATGTGTCAAGGTTTCCATTCAAATTCTCCTTTGGTGCTTTCCTTACATTTGGCAGTCTAGGACGAACTAAATACGCTGTCAAGAACTTTTGAATCACTTTAAGGAAAATTAAATGACTTTACAAACTAAACGATATGTGTTAGGATTTGCGTTCTGGCGGGAGCAAGTCGCACTGATCTTCAAAACCAAAGGGCCGGAATATGTAATTGGGACTTGGAACGGTATTGGCGGCAAGATAGAAGCTGATGAAACCGGCCCAGACGCAATGGCGAGGGAATTCTTTGAAGAAACAGGGGTTAGGATCGATTCGGGATTCTGGTATCTATTCGCGGCCCAACGCGGCAAGTCATGGGACGGTCCTGAATATGAGCTAAATTGTTTCGTGGCCCATTTGCCGGAAGATGGTAATTTTACCGAAATTAACAATACTGAGGGTGATGGTGAGGTGGTTAGTTGGTTTACCTACGGCGACTATGAAACCAGAGATTCCTTTGAAGACATCATTACACCGAACCTTAAATGGCTCCTCCCTCTAGCGCTAGATCATACCACTGGTTTCCTAGAGATTAGAGAACATTAAATGTGTAATAAAAAAGATTTAAGTGAGACAGAAATTGAAATATGGAACACGGCCTTAGAATATGCGGCACGTGCTATAGAAGAATTTCATCTCAGTAATACCGGCATTCCCCATCCAATAGCTGTTGCGGATGCTAAAAGAATCAGGAACTTAAAAATATGACAATTTTACTAGAAGATTTTAGGCCGATTAGAAAATTTGAAGAATTGAAACTTAGTAATTGGCCTAAGTATTATTTTGTCTATGGTGATGAGTTTGAGCCTCGTTATAGAACAATGTTCTTGACGAAAGAGATTTATGAAATCGGGAGTCACAAATTCTTTCAAACCTCAGAAAAAGTTATTTTGAAGGCTCATGCATTTAAGTACGACTATAACTTCAAGCAAATAAATGGTCCAGACCAAGAAATGGTTTGTCTGGCTCAGATTGTTGATGAGTGGACCGAAAACTGCTTCACGTTTAAACCGGAACGGTGGAACCTGTCTGAAACAGGAGAAGAGTCTCTATCTTCGAATAACCTGATTTTCACTGACGAACTGGACGCCGGGGCTTTCGTAATCTGGCTCAGGGAGCGTCGCGGTAGTGAGTGAGTTAGAGCTTTATATGATCCTATCTCATCTCCTGCCCGATGGAAATGAGATAGGTTTCTACCTGTCTAAGATTAATCTAATTAATCGGGACTATGAAGAGCTTGGTATTCCAATAAATAGTTGGGGCGAGCTACGTCCAGAACATGCCTTTGAACTGGCACAAACGGAATTTTTTATTATTTTGATTGAAAAAATAATTGCTGTTGCGGAAGAAAATATGACCCGCTCGGAACGTAACAGAGCACTTAATAGTCCTTTACGTAGCGGAGCTTATCTCATTGATTACCTTGAAGATTGCCTTCCTAACGATGCTGGACTGAAGTCATTGGGAATAGATACACTAGGGTATTGGGACGAAACCCTGCGTGAAGAAATTCATGAAGATTTTTATTCCATGCTGGTAGAAAATATAGTAATGGCGGCTCGGTTAAATAATGTATAGTATTAGATATCTATTTAAAAATGCCGGATCACAAATCGCGTTCTGGAACAGAAACGTAGGGCAGGACGCTCTTACCGCGATGGAGATTGCTGATGTCATGCCTCGACAAACAAAATCCGAAACAATGACTGATACAGGCTGGGTCAATGAATCTCCTAACTTCTGGCGTAGGAAAATTGTCTTCGCTATCAATTCTCCTGAAGAAAATAATTTCTCTCTTCATATCAATGTAGGTCGCGAAGAAGATAGTCATTTATCAAATCTTTGACAATCTTCCTCAATTTAAATTGAGGAAGATTACTTGACAATTTAATAAATGTGTGCTAAGAAAACGCCACGCACTGACTTAATAAAAAATAAGAAAAGCGAATCTGCCTTTGGCCATAAATAGAAAAAAACTCCGTACCGCTATTTTCGACATAGAATCTGACGGCTTGCTTGACAGAATCACTAAGGTTCATGTTCTTTGCATCAAAGAATTTGAAACAGGTAAGAAATTTAAGTTTTTAGAACATGAGATCGAAGAAGGGCTT